TCTATCTCAGAAATTTTCATTTCTTTTCGATCAGCGATAAGCTTATTCGTACGCTGCGCTAATTTATAGCTTCCATATATAGCTCCACCAGCAGCAGCACCGACGATACCTCCATACGCAATAGACGTCGCCTGTGCTAACGATGCCGCAGAAACCAACGACGGAGCAACGCCATTAACTATAGCCGCGTTCACATAAGGAGCCATTGCTACAGTATACGTTGTGTTTGCAGCCGATAATCCACTAGCCGCTCCACCTAAAATACTAAGCGGTTTAGATAATCTTTTGCTTTGCTTTTCTTGACCACGAAAAATATCTCGTGTGTCTGTTAGACGTTCACGCTTCTTAGTTAACGAACTTCCATAACGTTTACGTCCTTCAGGAGTTAAACTTCCATCTTCATTCTGATACCGTCTAACTCCCCATTTTTGACCTAAGATGCCGTGATGCTCAAGAGCATTCTCGGTCATAATCGCTCTATATTCCATCACTCAAACAACTCTCTATTCACTGACCAAGAGACATACGCATCCATCGCTGCTGATACAGCGTCAATCTTTTGGTCATAGCGTGTTTTTAACAATTTGCGATTACCGTTTGTATCCTCGATAACAATGGCATTGCCCATACAAAAAGCCATAAGACTCTCGTCAAAGAATAAGACTCTATCTTCTGCAAGTTTCTTAAGCTCTCCTAAAGGAACAGACTCTGTTTTAGAACCTTGTATAACTTTAGTTATACCGTATGGTCCGTTTTCAGTCTCCCACCTATCAACAAATTGCTTTGCGTTGTATGGGTCATATCCAAACGAGCGAATATCGTAATCACTATTAATGATAAACTTGTCAAGGTCTTCGTAAACTTCCATCAAGTCAAGAATCGTTCCTTCTAGAACAACCAGCGATCCTTCTTGAAGAAATTCGTCGTACTTGACTCGCATTGCTCCTGGCAATCTGTCATATGTTCGAGAAGTAATGTAGCATCGAGTCTTTACGCCAAAGCTTCCATTAAGAGGAAACAAAAACGTAAACGCACAAAAGTCGTCTCCTTGAGAAAGGTCCGCTCCAAGAGCGCAAGGCATTCCCCAATAATCCCTTCTTGTGTGAGGTATGGTTTCCTCGTACCTAAAGAAATATGTATAACCTTCCATAGGTATTCCGAAACGCTTAGCCAAAATATCGTTACGAGCAGCGGGAGATTTTTCAGCTCTTTCAACGTCAAGCTGATACGTTTCGTAGCTAACTGTAAGTCCAATATTTGGCTGGGCTTTAACCCACATCTCAGGATTAGAAACTTCATCAACATTATCTAGACGATAATAAAATATCGATACATGAGGATTATCGTACTCACCCTTAAGCATCTTCATTAATTCCATTTTGACTGTATCACCAGAACCATTTCTAACAGTTCCTTCAGAGCTTGTGGCTACAATCAAATAATCGTCCATCTTAGACGCTCCTTGTTCAAGAGCGCCCATCACATCTTCTCGAACATCTCCAGAAAGCCATTCGTCAATAGTGCTAATCTTTGGCCTAAGACCTTGCAGCTTATCAATCGACATAGGTCTAGCTTCAAGCAGTGAACCAGTTAAAAAATTTTCAATGCCCTTTTTCGTAGATGCTAGCTTTTGTCTATTAGCACGACTGCCAGTAGTATTTTGAAGAGAACCCTCCGTCAAAAACTTGAACAAAGGTCCTCTTGCTCTAGTAATGGCCGTTCTAATAGGTGATAGAACCTCTTCGGCTTGCTTCATTGTAGGAGCTGTTGTAATCTGATGCGTAGTATTTGTATCAACATTCAAAAAGAAGTTTTGAATTGTTGAAGCGTACATCGATTTTGCAGCTCCTCGTGCTACGATTAGGTACTGTTTGTTTCGTAAGCGTTTTTTACGAATACGACGAACCCAATGTCCACCGTGTCCGTTCTCGTTTGGCTCATAAACAGATCTCTCAACAAAGTAACACCAGCAAAAGATTTGTTCTGCCCATAGCTTAAAGGAATCTAGGAGAAATAGGTCTGCTCCGTCAGTAAGAGTGCACTCGTCTTCGCAAAACCTTACGTACCCGTCCATTGCTTTTTCATCGTAATAGATTCCCGGGTTCGCAATAAGAGCATCGATACGATTCATCTCCATCGAGATTTCTTCGCATACTGGTATGTCTCCTCGTAACACTGCGTCTCGAAACATACCGTAGTATTTTGGTGTTGCAGTATTAGAAAGAGCCATTCCACCACCTTCAACTAGTTAATCTATGTCGATTTCTTTTTGTTGCGCAGTTCCTCTTTGGCTTTCTTGGCGTTCTCTTTACTCTTTTGAGCATCAAGGTTTGCCTTAGCTATAGACTCGCGTTTCTTTTCTTTATCGGCTTTTTCTTTAGCTCTATCTAACTGACGATCAAGCAAGGTTTCGGATTTACTCTTTGCTTCGCTTTTTGATTCATCCGAAGAGCTACTTTCTTTAAAGCCGTCAAAGACTCCGTCTACAACTTCTTTACCAAGTTTGGTTACTGTTAAGTTAGTAACGTTCTTGATGCCGGTTTCAAGACCTGCGCGAACAGCTCGGTCGACCATTCTCTTTCCAGGACCCATGTTCTTAGTCCTTTCAAGATCAGCTAACTCGATTTCTTTCTTTAGACGATTGATTCGGTCATTAAGCTGCTGGTCGCTCAAATCCGCAAACCGTCTATGCTGACCCTTGTCGTTTTTGCCATCAGGGTCTTTAGTTGATTCATTAATGCCTGTCTTCTTAAGCCGTTTAAGCTCTTCGCGTTTAGCCTTGTAGTCGTTCTTGGCTTTTTGCTTTCTAATGGCGGCATTAAGTTCGGCATTAGTAGGTGCAACTTTCTTTCGAATAGCAGTCTTAACGTTTCCAGCAGTGGTCTTTGCTTTATTCCTTACTGCTCCTACTCCATAATGAATTCGGCCAAGAGGAGTCAAAGAACCGTCTAGGTTCTGGTATTGGCGAACACCCCATCTCTGCCCTTTAGTTCCGTGATGGGCTAGAGTGTCCCCATAGTGGTACGCATAATCACTCATCAGTCACCTCCTCTAAGAGTGACTTAGAGTCCGCGTCTAGAAGTATCCTCCACTGGAACTCTTCGATTTGTCCCTTGAGAGCTTCAAGAACTTGTGGATTTGTTGGAGGATCAAAGAGAAGACGAACACGCATTTTTACGTACTCTGAAACTCCTCCTATTGGATCGCTTCCAAGAAGATCGCCCCACGTTTCCTCAGAAGAGGTAATCGAATACGGCGTGTCTGGTCCTATACCAAATTGGTTAAGAACAAACAATACCGCATTAGTAGTCATGATTAAATCTGAGTCAAACGCAGTGTTCTCTACTTCTATTCCGCAATACTCTTTTACGCTATTTAAGATACTATCCATTATTCCCCCAAAGACAAGTGTCGCCAGGTCTTCGTTCCATTACAATTTTTGGAAGAGTGTTTTTAGATCCATAATGAATTGCGTTATGCGTTTGATGGCTAACGCATATAAGATTCTCCGGATCAAAGCACACGTCTCGAAAGTTTTCTATGTCGTCAATGGTTATTGGTATTATATGATGGACGTGTATCGGGGTGTATATCTCGTGTCCAATCATGCATAAATCGCAACCATTGTCTCGTAGAATTATCTCTTGACGTGTTTTCTTCCACTCTGGAGAATGATAGAACATTTGGTTGAGATACCGTTCTTGTCCGAAGGTATCCTCACCTACTTTTCCAGCTAAGCTTAAATATTCGAATCGATCCTCAAAGGTCTTGAGTTGAAGAACGCCTCTATAAGATTTCGACATCATAGTCATCATCAGCTCCACTGTATTTACGCATAGCCTCGATGGCGTTTGTATAGAGTTCTTCGCTTCTTTGATTTGAATGAACAGCGTCAGCCTTAGCCCTTAGGAATTCCGTTTCACTTTTTAGTTTCTCAACCTCAAGTTGTTGCTTAGTCGAAGCTAATTTGAGGAAGTGAGTAATCACAGAAGGCGATGCAGTGCCGTCTAACAGTTGACGTTCAGCTAAATCGACTGCCGCCGCTATTAATTGGTTTTCCCTAGCCTCTGGAGTCTGCGCTGGCGGTCTCTTTCTAGGCACTATAACCTCCTTCTACTAAAAATATCCGAAACTTTCATAGACTTATATATGAGTTTTAAGTAGTCTTTGTAGGGAACGCATGAGTTTTCTGTTTGCAGTAAAGCAGGTTAGGAGAGAAAGGTAGAACTCCAAAGGAAGCCAAGAACAGGAAAAGAGGGGACTCATGCGTTCCCTACAAAGACTACTAATCAAACTCGAACTTGAAAATATCCACCGGGGGAAATTTAAAG